CTGCCGTCAATCTAAAAGCGATGTATGAGTATACTTGCTACGCAGGGTCTTCCGATCAAAGCACGGGTTTTGACTCAGGCACAATTATGAACGGCACGCTGCGTAGCTATTCAGGTTCAACACCAGCGTGGTTGCGTTTAAGCAGCAACACTGTGCAAATGAACGTCACTGGATCGTCTTACGGCCTAAGCTATAAGATCGTAATGCGCCGTATGTACCCCGGCTAAAAACTAACACACAATTTCTTGATTTTGATTGGAGATTAAAATGGCTTTAGAGAAAATTGCAGTGGTCGATAAGATTGAAGTTCTTGAGAATGGCTCAGTGCAGGTTCGCACTAAGACCGCCATCCTCGAAGACGGCGAACAGATCAGCGGAACCTTCCACCGTCACGTTGTCGCCCCCGGCGATGACTACAGCGCAGAAGACGCCCGCGTGCAGGCAATATGCGCCGCGACGCACACTGCCGAAGTGGTAGCTGCCTATGCCGCAGAACAAGCTAAGAACGCACTGCCAGAAGTAGAAGCGTAACAATATTGCCAGACTGCATCAAATGATGTAGTCTAGCCACCAACCGTACTGATGCGGCTCATCAGGAACTCTTTAAGGGTTAAACATGGACGATAATGTCTTTACCGAAGCGGATGCCTCCGCGCCAGAACTCGAAGCCACGGCAGCAATCGAGCCTGTAGAAAACACGACGCCGGAAGAGCAGTCTGCTGAGCAGGAAGCACCCAAGACCTTCACACAAGAAGACTTGGACGCCATTGTAGGCAAACGACTCGCAAGAGAGCAGCGTAAATGGGAACGCGAACAGGCTCAAAGAGCAGAGGAAATGCAGGCGCGGCAGCAGCCGATCCACGACATTACCCCTGATCAATTTGAGACTTATGAGGATTACGCAGAGGTTTTGGCCGAACGTAAAGCCGAAGAACTGCTGGCACGCCGTGAAAAGGACAGCCAGCAACGTGCAATGCTAGAGTCTTATCACGAACGTGAAGAGGCGGCGCGGGACAAATATGATGACTTTGAACAAGTCGCCTATAACCCCAGCCTTCCAATCACCGACGCGATGGCACTAGCAATACAAGCGTCCGATATTGGTCCCGATGTGATTTATCACTTAGGGCTTAACCAAAAAGACGCCCAGCGTATCTCGCGTATGGACCCCATTTTGCAAGCTAGGGAAATTGGTATAATCGAGGCGAGGCTTACTGCCGAACCTACGTTTAAAAAAACCTCTAACGCCCCGGCACCGATTGCACCTGTCACTGCCCGCACCGCTGGTGCGCCGACATTTGATACGACAGACCCACGGGCCGTAAAGTCCATGAGTACGTCAGATTGGATTGAGGCAGAACGGCTACGGCAGATCAAGAAGTTCGAGGCACAACGCAACAGATAATTTAGGATTATTACCATGTCTAACTCGATTTTAACAATCGACATGATCACGCGCAAGGCGCTTGAGATTCTCGAAAACAACCTTGTTCTTACACGTAACGTAAACCGTCAGTACGACGACAGCTTTGCTGTTGAAGGTGCTAAAATTGGTTCAACCCTGCGTATCCGTCTTCCAGACCGCGCACTTGTAACTGATGGCGCAGCCCTTCAGGTACAGGACGACAACGAGCAGTTCACAACTCTGACCGTTGCCAACCAGAAGCACATCGGCGTTAACTTCACGACTGCTGAATTGACCATGCAGTTGGACGATTTCGCAGAGCGCGTTCTCAAGCCACGTATCTCGCAGCTTGCTTCTAGCATCGACGCTGACGTTGCAAACTCGTTCTTGACCATCGGTAACACTGTCGGCACGCCCGGCACTACGCCAGCTACTTCGGCTGTTCTTCTTGCTGCACAGCAGAAGCTGAACGAAAACGCTGCCGTGATGTCGCCACGTTATGCCACTGTCAACCCAGCCGCAAACGCTGGTTTGGTCGAAGGCATGAAGGGTCTATTCAACCCAACTGACACGATCAGCAAGCAGTTCAAGAACGGCATGATGGGTACTGGCGTACTTGGTTTCGACGAAATCAATATGTCGCAGTCCATCAAGCAGTTCACCACTGGTACGCGTGACGCAACTGGCGGTTCGACTTCGGCTGCTGTAACGGCAGAAGGCGCAACCACCATCGCCATCACTGGCGCTGGCGCTAACGACACCGTCAAGGCTGGTGACGTGTTCACTGTAAACGGTTGCTTTGCTGTCAACCCACAGACCCGTGAAAGCACAGGTTCGTTGTTCCAGTTCGTTGCATTGGCTGATGTCTTGCTCAACGGCTCTGGCGCAGGCAGCCTCACTGTTGCACCGATCTACTCGGCTGGTCACGCGCTTGCTACCGTCAATGCACTGCCTGCCAACAGCCAAGCAGTTGTTTTTGTCGGTGCTTCAGGCGGTCAGTACGCTCAGAACCTTGTATACCACAAGGACGCCATCACCTTCGCAACCGCCGACCTTCTGCTCCCACAAGGCGTAGATATGGCTTCGCGTCAGGTACACAACGGCATCTCGCTTCGCGTTGTTCGTCAGTACGACATCAACAACGACCGTATGCCTTGCCGTATTGACGTTCTGTATGGCTACAGCACGATCCGTCCGCAAATGGCCGTCCGGATGTGGGGTTAATTTAAACATGGCCCTCGGTTCGCCGGGGGCCAAACTTTTTAAAGGATTTATATCATGGCTATTCTACCTAATGGCGCCGGCGGTTATCAAGTTGGCGACGGCAACCTCGGCGAAGTCACGCTGGGCGTATCCGCAATCCCTACCGCGTACACCGCGGGTGTTACGCTGACCACTGCCGATTTGGCTGGCGGCGCAGTTGTATACACGTCAAGCAGCACTGCTGACCTTGCGCTTCCTGCTGTTAGCGTTGTTGACGCTGACGTTAGCAGCGCCAAAGTTAACTCGTCGTTTGAGTTTGCTTTGATTGCTACCAGCACCGGCGTTCCTACCATCACGGCAGGCACAGGCTGGACGCTGGTTGGCGTTGGTACAGGCGTTGCATCGCGCAGCGTGTTGTTCCGTGCTGTTAAAACCAGCGCGACAACGTACAACCTGTACCGCATCGCTGGCTAATAGGTTTGCCCCGGCTACGGTCGGGGCATCCTTTTCAGGAGAACAATTATGCCCAATACTAAAGCAGTAGGCGTTGCTTACGCCGATCCTGAGTTTGAAAGCGTCACGGTTAGCGGCGCTATTGTCGCCACCGGCGCGCTCGTCGCCAACGGCGGCGTGGTTGCTTCGACAATCGAAACAACAGGCGACGAAGTAGCCGCCAATCTTAACGCAGGTGTTTACATTCTCAGCACGGCGATTACCGCTAACACAACAACCACTTCCGCACCTGTAGGTTCGCTCGGCATTACGACGAACGCTACTGGCCGTGGCAAGCTGTTCTATGCGGACGGCACCAAGTGGCAGTTCATGGCGATCAGCTAATATAGTGGACGGCTTTCGGGCCGTCCATTTTACGGAGTTTCTATGGCTGCTATATATCTTGTTCACGAAGTCCACGGCGCAAAAGTCGCTATTTCAGAAGAAGAAGCGATTTCTGATGAATATTTTGGCTGGGAACGCTATAATCCTGACGCGCCTGTAGAGGCGCCAGTAAACGAAATGCCGGCGCGCAATAGTCGCCGCCGCACAACGCAGGAAGACTAACCAATGGAAACGGCTGGGGACATCATTAACGGATCGCTTAGGCTGCTAGGCGTTCTGGCAGAAGGCGAAGTTCCATCGGCTGAGACATCGCAAGACGCACTGCGCGCCATGAACCAGATGATTGATAGCTGGAACACAGAGCGCCTGTCCGTCTTTGCAACACAAGACCAAGTATTCATATGGCCCGCAGGGCAAATATCGCGCACGCTTGGGCCTTCCGGCGACTTTGTCGGCAACCGTCCTGTTCTGCTTGATGACTCGACGTACTTCGTCCAGCCCGGCACCGGCGTCAGCTACGGCATCAAATTTATCAACCAGCAGCAGTATAACGGTATCGCGGTCAAGTCCGTCACATCGACATTTCCGCAAGTTATTTTCGTCAACATGACGTACCCTGACATTGAAATGTTTATCTATCCGCGCCCCACAGCGGACCTGACATGGCATTTCATTTCGGTTGAAGAACTGACGCAGCCTGCGACGCTGGCAACGCAACTGCACTTCCCGCCCGGCTATCTGCGTGCGTTCCGCTATAACTTGGCCTGCGAAATGGCCCCTGAGTTTGGCACGGAGCCTTCATCGCAAGTCCGCCGTTTGGCGATGTCGTCGAAGCGTAACATCAAGCGCATCAACAACCCTGATGACATCATGTCGGTACCGTACAGCCTGATTGCTTCACGTCAGCGGTTCAACATCTACGCCGGGAACTACTAATGAAGACGCCGATCCTTGGGTCGGCGTATGTCGCTAGAAGCGTCAACGCCGCCGACAACCGTATGGTTAACCTGTTTCCTGAGATTGTCCCTGAAGGCGGCAAGGAACCAGCGTTCCTTCAGCGCGCGCCCGGCCTCACGCGGCTGGCGACTATCGGCATTGGCCCTATCCGCGGGCTGTGGACCTATGGCGACTACGGCTATGCCGTATCTGGCCCTACGCTGTATCAGATCGACAGCAACTGGAACGCGGTCGCCAAAGGCACTGTAGGCGGCACTGGCCCTGTCAGCATGGCTGACAACGGCACGCAGCTATTCATAGCTGCTAACCCGCTAGGTTACATCTACAACGCCAACACCGATGTGTTCCAGCAGATCACCGACCCTGACTTCCCCGGCGCCGGCACGGTCGGCTACATCGACGGCTATTTTACGTTCAACGAACCCGGCACGCAGAAAATCTGGGTGACATCGCTGCTCGACGGCCTGTCTGTTGATCCGCTGGAGTTTGCCAGCGCCGAAGGCAATCCAGACAATGTGGTCGCTATCTTTGTTGACCACCGCGAAGTGTGGGTGTTTGGCACCAACTCGACCGAAGTTTGGTACGACGCAGGGCTGCTCGACTTCCCGCTGACGCGTATCCAAGGTGCGTTCAACGAACTAGGTTGCGCGGCGCCCTACAGCATCGCCAAGATGGACAACCAAGTCTATTGGCTAGGTAAGGACGCGCGCGGCCAAGGCATCGTCTACAGGGCCGCTGGCTACATCGGTCAGCGCGTGTCTACGCACGCTATCGAATGGCAGATGCAAGAGTATGCCGACATCTCAGACGCGACCGGCTACACGTATCAGCAGGACGGCCACAGCTTCTACGTTCTGAACTTCCCCACCGCCAACACCACATGGGTGTATGATGTCGCCACTGGCGCATGGCATGAGCGGGCGTCGTTTGCTAACGGCGAGTTTAACCGTCACCGCGCCAGCAGCCAGATGTTCTTCAACGCCACTACGGTCGTCGGCGACTATCAAAACGGCAAGATTTATTCATTCGACCTGAACGTATACGCTGACGATGGCGCACCGCAGAAATGGCTGCGGTCATGGCGCGCGCTGCCGACAGGCGCTAACAACCTTGCGCGTACTATCCAGCACTCCATGCAGCTTGACTGCGAGACAGGCGTGGGCCTGAACAACGGCCAAGGCAGCAATCCGCAAGCCATGCTGCGCTGGTCGGACGACGGCGGGCACACATGGTCCAGCGAACACTGGAAGTCGATGGGCCGTATTGGCCGTTCTGGCTATCGTACCATTTGGCGCCGCCTTGGCGCGACGATGAAGATACGCGACCGCGTCTACGAAGTGTCAGGCACCGACCCTGTACGGATTTACATTATGGGCGCTGAACTGCTGCTCAGCGGAACGACTGCCTAATGGCGTATTCGCCGATCAATCCTACACAGCTAACGCCGCCGCGTGTGGCCCTGATCGACGAACGATCAGGCGCGATTAGCCGTGAATGGTATCGGTTCTTCCTATCGCTGTTGACAGCTACGCAGACCAACCAAGACGAAGTCGAGTTAGCGCCGGACGCTACGTCGCTGATAGCGTCCTATGACGCCATGCTGGAGTCGTTGGCGCAGACAACCGAAAGCGCCCCTGACTGCTGTTCTGCTACGGCTGACGTGGATGCCAAGGTAAACAGCCTTGCACAAGCTACCGCCAGCACACCGCCGGCTGCTACGGAAAGCGACATCGCGGTTATCCAATCGCAGTTGCAGGCGCTGGCGCTGTCGCCACCACCAAAAGAGTTTCGGTCGCCGCGCTACGGTTCTTTCTATGACACGACATCACAGACAGCGGCAGCAATCAACACAGCCTACGCCATGACGTTCAATACCACTGATCTGTCGCAAGGCGTCACCCGCGGCACACCAACGTCGCGCATCTTTGTTGACCGGCCAAATGTCTACAACGTGCAGTTCTCCGCGCAGCTAGACAAGACGGCTGGCGGCGTCGCATTGGCGTGGGTGTGGCTACGCAAGAACGGCGTCAACGTACCCGACAGCGCCGGTCAAATCCGCATACAAGGTAATAACGCTGAAATTTTGGCTGCATGGAATTACGTCATCCAACTAAACGCTGGCGACTACATCGAATTAATGTGGGAAGTGGACGACACATCTGTTATTTTGTTAGCTGAAGCGGCGTCTGCCGTTCACCCTTCAATTCCGTCGGTAATTTTGACGGTGACTGACAACATAAGTTCTTTGGAGACATAATATGGCCGTATCAATCAGTAACATCATCCCCGCTAAGACGGCGGAGAACAGCCAAACGACGCAGTACACGTCGAACGGCGTGCAGACAATCATCGACAAGTTTACCGCGACTAACTACAGTGTGTCGGCTGCGACGATCAGCGTCAACCTTGTGACGGCTGCGGGCAGCGCAGGCAACGACAACTTGATTGTTAAGACCAAGACGCTCCAGCCATCAGAGACGTATACGTTTCCTGAACTGGTCGGCCATGTGCTGCCGAACAATGGCTTCATCAGCACAATCGCTGGCACGGCGTCGGCAATTAACATCCGCGCGTCAGGTCGTCTGGTTAGCTAATGTCCGTAACAGTGCGCGCCGCCACTATTGACGACATGCCAAGCTACATGGACTTGGCGGAAGCGTTTGTTGCGACGACACCTGTTAGCCATATAGTTCCGTTCGACCGCGATGGCACTGCCGCGTTTGTCGAAGGCGCGCTAGACAGCGAAAACATGATTGTTTTGGTGGCGGAAGACGCAGGCGAACTGATCGGCATTACCGCGGCGATTGCGTACCCTATGTACTTCAACCCTGCAAAGCTAGTGGCGCAGGAGTTGTGGTGGTATATCAAGCCAGACGCACGGGGCGGAGCAGCATCAAAATTGCTATTCCAAGAGATAGAAAAATGGGGTAAGAGTAAGCAGGCAGAAGCTATGTTTATGGTTGCGCTAGACAACGACCGCGTTGAGACTATGGTGAAAATGTACGGGCGTTTAGGGTATACACCCACAGAACGTGTGTTCGTAAAGGGATTAAACTAATGGCACTTACCACAGGCATGGCAATCGCCGCAGGCATATCCGCCGCAAGTTCACTTGCCGGCGGCGCCATCGCTGGCAAAGCATCTAAGAGAGCCGCCAGAACGCAAGAACAGGCCGCGCGCGATGCTACCGCTGCACAGCAGCGTATGTTTGAAGAACAGAAGGCTTTGCAAGAGCCGTTTCGCCAAGGCGGATTAACAGCGCAAAATGAGATTATGCAGTTGCTGGGCATCGGCGGTGATAAGGCCGCGGCTGGCTACGGCAGCATGGCGAAAGCCTTTGGCACTGATCAATTCCAACAAGACCCCGGTTATGCTTTCCGCCAAGCGGAAGGCATGAAGGCGCTAGAGCGGTCGGCAGCCGCACGCGGCAATCTGCTGTCTGGCTCCACCTTGAAGGGTGTGCAGCGTTTCGGTCAAGACTTAGCCAGCCAAGAATATCAGAACGCGTTTAACCGCTATCAGGTCGAGCGCGCAGCACGCCTTAATCCGCTGCAATCATTGATGGGTTCAGGTCAGTCCGCCGCAAACGTGATGACCGGCGCTGCTGGACAGATGGGCCAGAACGAAGCGTCGAACATCTATAACGCCGGTCAAGCGCGCGCGTCTGGATACATCGGTCAGGCTAACGCACTGAACCAAGCCCTTGGTCAGATTGGTGGAATGGCGGGTCAAATACCCATGCAGAACGCTATGATGGATTTTTACCGCGGTAACACGTTTGATAGAGGCGCGGCGCAAGGCCCCGGCTTTGGTTCTAGCACGCCATACCGTCTTCCCGGCTTACCAAGAGGTTAATTATATGGCAAACCAGATGATAGCACTTCAGGCGCGCAATCCGCAGCTTCCTGATCCTGCCCGCGCTACAACGCAGATGGCGAACATGATAAACTTGGCGTCGCAACAGCGCGCGGCGCAACTTCAAGGCGAACGTGCACGTCAAGAGATGGATTTTGCCCGCGCTGGTGAAGCACGCGAAGTAGAATTGCAAGCGCCTAGACTAGCTAAAGCGCAGGCAGAAGCCACGGGTATGGACCTTAAAACAGGGGCTGAGTTTAATGCGTTTGTTTATACGGCGTTGAAGAACGCCGACTCACCTGACCAAGTGGTTGGGTTCGCGCAGCGCATTGCCAGCCTTCCTCAATTTCAAAACCCGCTATATCAGGGTATGTTGTCAGACGCCGTAGAGAATATGCCGACCGACCCCGCGATGTTTCAGCCGTGGAAAGAAGCATCTGCATCTAAAGCATTGACTGCCGCAGAAGAATTGTCAAACGAATTTACGACGCAGAATCTTGGCACGTCTACTCGCGTAATTCGCACACCTAAATATGGCCGCGGTCCTGCTGAAGTCGTTGAAGGTTCCGAAGCCGCTGTTGACATTAAGCCAACTGTTGTCAACACTGATGAACTTGGCCCTATCATCGTTGACCCCAACACTGGAAGGGGTTACCCTGTAAGCGCCGGCGCAATCGGCGGTTATACGGCGCCGGGCGTCGGCGGTTCGCGCGGCGTTGCGGGCGGCGCGCCGGCTAGGGGCAGCGTTGCTGCTGCACTGCAAACTAACCCCGGCGCTATTAAAGATGGTGCGTTCGCACGGTCACAGCCCGGCTACGCTGGCGCAAGCGGTGGCTTTGCTACCTTTGATACGCCGCAAGCCGGTATCGCCGCGCAAGAAAACTTGCTACGCGGCAGCTACGTCAACAAGGGCTTCAACACGATTGACAAAATCATCAACCGTTATGCACCGCAAGGGCCAGAAAACAGTGCCGCGTCTGTTAGCAACTACAAGAAGTACGTTGCACAGAAAGCTGGCGTTGACATTAATGCACCTATAACTGCGGCGCAAATCCCTGTTGTGGCGCGGGCCATGCG